AGGGTAATTAGCTGTAATGGGCCCACTGACTTCTTTTCTCCTTTGTACTGAACTGCTAATGTCTGAGTCCAACTACTTGGGCCTTTATTATACCCCATTCTGAGCTTACTCATAGTACCAACCATTGCAGTATTTCTAAGTCTTCCCATACTGTGGGTATGCCCTATTATAGCAGCTCCGTGACATTCTTCAAAATTTCTTAAGCTTCCCCTAGACCCATTAGACCCCATATCCCCATGGCTTGCAAATTGCCTGCCACTTAAAATAAGGTCTTCATCCCTGCTTAAAAATCTTACGTTATTAATCTTTTTACCCTGTAGTATGTTGAGGCAATGCTTTTCTAAAGGGTTATGCCCATCTAACATATCTAAACTTAATTCAAGTCCAGCTCTATAATTTATAGGATCATAAATAAAAGCCCCTGATTTAAGGTATCTATCAAGCCATTCATCATGGTTAGATCTCACCACTAATACATTCTTAGCTAGTTTAGAAATTCCTACTAACTCTGAAGCTACTAAGCCTATGTCGTCATATATCTTACTCTTCTCGGGTTCTTTGGTATATTTATTAGCTTTGTATATTAAATCTTTAGATTCGTGATGATTAACTGCTGATCCGTCATATAGATCATGTAAGAATAGATAGTCAGGCTTTAATAGTTCGCAGACTTCCTTGCCCATAGCAAAAGCTTTAGAGCATGTATTTCCTACGTGCATGTCACCGAATACTACCGCTTCTGCATTAACTTGCGTTTTAGTCTTGTCTGAGTTATACTTAGTACCTAGATCTATAAAACTTCCATCTTTGTAAGCTTCTATGTGTCTAAAGTGGAACTTATCTACAGTTTCAGTTTCTACTACTATAGCTGCCATTGCATGATCTGTATCAGCTAAATAGCCTGTGCGTTCCGACATATACATTTCGGTATTATAGTCTGGTTTAGTTATAGCTCCAGAGGTCATACATACTTTAGGATATTTATTATTTCCTCCTGGTATGGAGTCTAATATTAGTTTAGTTCCTGCTGAAATAAAAGATTTACTCTTGCCTGCTATTCTTTTCAGTCCTGTAAGTGGATTAATTTGTTTAGCTGAGGTTTTAATATTACATAAGAATAAATTATTATTTAGATATGTTTCTGACGGTACTATATATTCTTGTAATCTTTTGTCTATATGTCCTAAGCTAGACCAGTCAGAGTTTCTTTTAGCTGGGTCTGCACAAGTTAAGATTATTAATCTAGCTTTATTTACTTCGCAATAATATTTAATAGATTCTAAAAAACCTTCATGTGCCATGCAGCCCATAACTGCGGTTGTTACTACATACCGACTATACTGTTTTATTTCTTTGCTTATCTTTGCAGTGTTAGTAGCTCTTAAAGCATCCTCTATAGCTACATCGTGAAAATGATCTGGGTTAAGTTTTCTTACTTGCGTATGTAAGTCATGTAAGTTTACAAATCTCTCCCTAAGCATAGCTCTAGTAACTCCTAATTCCTTTAGGGTTTCTAGTGTTGGTGCTTTATGGTGTTTTTTGTAGAACTTTAAATAAATTGAAATTATTTCATTCTTCGTCATGCACTAATTCTAGCATATCTTTGCTAAAAAAGAACGAAACTAGCTTTATGTGTTCAATAGTTAATTTCTTTAGGGCTGGAATCTCCATCAAACTTAATAGACAGGATATTTCTGTGCCTATATTAGTAGCTGCGATATCGCCATTAGTAGAATTAAACTCTTGATAGGCCTTCTCTATGGACTTTTCGTCCTTTGTTTTCTCCGCTTCTGGAGTTTTCACAGCGAACAAAACTTTAGTAACATCTTTTCCAAGACTGATATAGTTGACTGCCCCTGCGGAATCTTTATATTTACTATATTGAGATCCTTTATGTAGTATTTGGGGAGGCAGCAAATCCCAAAGTATAGGATCTAAAGATACATATTTGGCCTCAAACAAAGGAGGATTCTCTGTAAGCTCCATGTGCTTATCGTATAACTCTTCGTAAGTGAAGTCATCGGTCTCTAGATATATCTCTTCAACCACATTACTCTCATCTTCTTCCATGCTAGGAGTGCCGTACAATATAGCCCTTAAAGGTTCTTTGGCTAGACTCTTATCTACTGTGACTTCACCTACTACTTTACAGTGAAATGGGTACTTAAAAGAAGATACGTTAGCAATCTCAAAGAATAACTCATCACCTAAATGTCTCCTTAATTCTTCGTTTGCTGCGTAGCTGAGATCTGTATACATATAACTAAATTATAGCATTATGTCGGAGAATTTCCGTACCTATCTCTTCGTTTTAAATCTCTTCTACTAGATTCTTTTCTTTGCGGTCTGCCATTCTCATATACCCTTGCCTGAGTCTTGATACCTCTAGTAGTAGTTAGCAAGAAGAGTGAGCTAACCATAGAGTCTGAGATGTCGTTATTATGTCCTGGAGCATGGTCTATTCTACCACTAGTCTCATCTTTCTGTAGGAATATCAACTCACTAAAAAGATCTTCGTTATCAGGTAAAATTACTCTACTTGCATATAGTTCACTCTTAAACATTTCGTAAGCTCCTGGCTCGAGCCTGGTACTAAATTCTTTTGTCTTAAATCCTAACCTATTAATTCTCTGTCTAGCTGCTTTAGATTGCCATTTGTCAAAGCTGAATAGTACTATGTTAAGCCCATAGTATTGTTTTAGCTTGACTATGAAATTAACTACCTCATCTATATCTACTTCAATACCTTTGCTAGATCTGATAGATATGGCAAACTCGACTATAAAAACTGGCCTCTCTTGCGATACTTTTTTACCTTCTTCATCTATTACTATCTCTATAGACTTGCCGAGTATTCTAGACATAGAAATACCACAAGCATCACCGCTAGTAGCTAAGTCTGTAGAGATTACCCTAGCTGCATTTTTATCTGTAGGTAGATTCTCTTCTATTACTCTCGGCATACCTTCAGTACCAGTATTATAGTTATATCCATTAAGGAAATATTTAAAGCCCATCTCTGAGTATTTAAACATAGCCTCTCTGATAGCTTCAGGTTTTCTAATGAATACATCAGTACAAGTACTGGATACCCCAACTATATCTCTTTGAGCCTTATCGAAGTTTCTAGTGAAGTCATTTAGCCAAGTAATAGGGACGTGCTCAATTCTTGCGTTAGGAGGATATTGTTTGGTTGCTACCTCTTCTGGAGTTAAAATCTTTCCTGCATAGTCTTTGGTAGATATGAGGATAGGGAAAGTTTCTTTGGAGTACTTCCATGAAGGCATAACATCCCATGCTCTTTGGTCAAATACTAACTGTGTAGGTTCTTTACCAAGTCTCTTTATATTGTTTTTTATTTTGCTAGTATAATCTTTTTCGTGGTTTGCTGAGGATACTACATAAATACCTCCTATAGCGATAGTCTTCTTTTCTTGCGTAGCAAATCTGCTTTTACGTCTGTTTAAAGCCTCATGAATAAATCTTTCAGCTTGATCGTACATAGCATTATCTCCGCCTTCTACAGCTTTTTTAGACTTCTCTACTAAAAGCATGGTGTTGGCTTCCTCTACTGAGCAGGCAATTAAGTCAAATCCTAAAATATGTTCTAGGTCTGGTCTAAATACTGAGAAGGTTACATTTATGTCTGTTAATTTTAATTCTGACTCTGTATCCTTATCATAATTAATCTTATATCTTTGAGTATATCTCATACCTAAAAACATACTTCGTACTGGACTATATACGTTATCTCTAGCGGTCTTAACCCTTGCAGCCGTACAACCTATTACTATAGGCTTATCTTTAAGTAGGTCAAATGCTAGGTGTGGATTTTCAAAGCAGGTAAGGCAGTATAGTGCATAACATAAACATATATTAGTTCTAAGGGTCTTTGCAATACCAATAGCTCCAGTCAGTATTACTTCAGTAGGCTGGATTTCTCCCACCCAAACATCAGGACACATTATTTTTAAATCTTCTACTACTTGCGGCCAGTAAGTATTAGTTCCTAGATACTCTGGGTCTGTAATAAACTGCTCTATAGTTACAGGTAATCTTTTCATTAACCTTATAACTTTTATAAAGTTAGGGTTGTCCCTATAAATAAGTTCATCTACAGCATTTTCTAAGACACGTCTAAGCCTAACAGGATCTTCACTAACCCCATCTGCCATAGTCTCTTCTAAATGAGCTAAAGTTTCAGCTCTTATGAGATCTAATTTGTTCAATTAATTCACCTGCATTGTTTCTAAAACTTCTGCTAGTTCTATAAGTCCTTCTTGCACTCTTCTCTCAAACTCTTTTCTAGTTATCTTTAGCTCTGCTGCCATCTTAGTGTCAGATAGCCCTTCAGCATAATATCCGAACTTCCATTTTAGGGGTTCAGCTAGTTCTGCTGGCAATTCAGCTAGAGCTAGATTAACTGATTTTCTTCTGTCTAGTTCTTCCTCTGTTATTTCCTCTACAGACTCTAGAGTTTCTACTAGTGTGGTAGTGCTGCTATCTTTAGTGGATACAAACTCATCTAAAGAATCAATAGTAGTTAATCCTTCTTTGACTAAATCTAACTTATCTTTATTTATCCCTAACCCTAACATTAGTTCTTGATCCGTAGGAGTTCTTTCTAGTTGCTTGCTTAGATTAGCATATAGCTTTTTAAACTTATTCATGGTATCTACCATGTGGTTAGGGATTCTGATAGATCTTGCTTTGTCAGTTAAGGCTCTAGATATAACTTGTCTGATCCAAAAAGTTGAGTATGTGCTAAACTTATTATTCGTGGATAGATCAAACTTATCTAAAGATTTAATTAAGCCTGTAGTTCCTTCTTGTATTAGGTCTAGGAATGAAACTCCTTTATTTACATGCCTTTTTGCTATAGACACTACTAAACGTAGATTATGTTTTATTAACTTATCTTTGCACTCTAGATCACCTTGCTGGTATCTTCGCAAATAGTCATACTCAACTTCCTTGCTGAGTACCTTATATTTATTTAATTTTCCTAAAAATATTTTTATCTCTTCATCATTTACTTCATTCAGCAATATTTACCCCTTGACTATGCTATCCACAGCCAGCACCTCTCCTTTTTTACTCAAAGTCCAAACATCAGTTAATCCATCAACGTAGAAAACTACTTTGTTGATTAATTCACCTTCTATATACTCAGCCCAAAACTCCGCAACTCCATCATCTGGATTTATAAGTTTCTCTTCTGCAAATACCTTAACAGATTTAGACTCGCTTCTATATACTGCTCGACACCCCATTATCATGCCTGATATAATATACTCGTCCCCAAAAGATGTTTTAGTCTGATCTACTATGTCATCTTTAGTTACAAAATATAGTTCGTCTTTTAAGCTCACATTAATAGTATAGCACAAAGAATTAAATTTCGTTAATACTTATTAAATTTTTTCGATTATTTTAATGGAATCTACGTGAGAATGGCCACCTTTTCTAGCTATAGATATAACATTTTCAGTTCTTTTAGCTAAAAGTTTATCAGCGTTTGCCATTTCTTTAGAGATAAAATCGTCAGTTCCGTAAATATTAAATATGTTTGCAAATTTAACACATCTTCTTCTGAAGAATAGATAAGACTTAATATAAAGTCTTAGAGTCTTAACTCCTATTCCTATAGGACTATTTAGACAATAAAATGTATTTAGCTCTATGCTTCTGTCTTTACTTCCTAAGCAAAGAGTAATTAAAGTTCCTAAGCTATGCCCAGTAACATCTACTTTATACCCTTGAGTAACTAAGCTAAGAATCTCATTTGTTATCTCTGCGTTAATCATTCCTGATACATAACGATTATTTAAGTATCCCCAAATGTCCGCAGCATAGTCTTTAATATGTAGAGGAAGCCACTTTAAATATACAGGTAGATTATCTTTAACTACTTCAAAATACTTTTCTGTCTGAGCATAATATACGTAATCGTATTTTACTAAAATGCTAGATAAGTCTTCTAGCATATATTTAGGCTTGTCGTTTATACCTTGAATAATTACTAGAGCTTTCACACTCAAATTGTACTCTAGGACTCTATTTGAGGGATTTCTGTGTTCTTAATCTCGTGCACTCGGGATATTAATAAATCTATAGAAGAATCTAAAGCTGCTTTTTGTTTAGCTCCTGGATCATCTATGTTATGAGCTTTATTCTTAACTGGATCTAATAATCTTAAATCGAAGCTCCACTTCATTTTGTCGTTAACTGTCTGTAATGCTAGCTTTAAATAAGTTGCACCTTGTGATCCACCTTTGTTAGTAATGTAGTCTTCCATGGCTAGCTTCATTATCATGTCGTACTGGTTAAAGGTATTGTTAAGTGCAGCAAAGGCATCATAGCCTTCTAATTTATGGGCATTAATCTTTCTTATAGATTCTAACCAACCATTTATTATTTTAGGCGTAACCCCAAAAGCTAGTGCCATTTCATCATCTCTAAATCCTTTAAGGAATAGATCATAAATATATGGAAATATAAAAGTTTCTAACTCTTCTCTTGTTAGTTTTTTATGGTAATTTGCTAAAAGTTTTAACTGTTTTACTCTTTCTTCTGAGTAACCTAAAGCTGAGTCACTTGGTGTTGCTTCCTTCATTAACTCTCTTATGTTTAAAGCTAAGGAGTTATCATCTGCTCTAGCTCTAGGAGCTTCGGCTATAGGGTTTTCTTGATCTAGTATTGGTTTAACTTCTTCAGGAGTTTTAGGGCCTGTAAGGTCTATTCGTCTTTCACGCATCTTTAGTTAGTGTACTTGGTGTATTGCTGAATAAAGTTTCTTTCATCTATAGTTATGCTGGTTAAACTAAGTATCCAGTGTAAGTAACTCACTAGCTCTCTTTCGTTATGTCTTAACAAATCATCTATAGACTGTCCTTTATATTTGCCTTTATTAAACACATACTTTTCAAGTCCTTCTTGGAACGTGAACCAATCTCCTAGTATGAACATCTCCCCAAACCCTACGACTTGAGCAGTTTCGGGAACATTTAACTCTTGATGTAGTTCTTGCATTTTTTGAAATATCTGAAGTGTTGCAATCGCATCTACTTTAGCATCGTGGGCACCTTCCATAATGCCTCCAGTGTATAAATTATATAGACTTTCTAAGTTACATCTATTTAGTTTTTTATGAATTGCATAAGGGTCTATTAGGTTCTTATCGGACAACGATAGATCATAGTTACATTCTTTAAGTTGCCTAGACAAAATAGAGAAGTCAAAAGTAGCATTGAACATGATTATATTCTTGTATGCTTTTAAAATCTTATTTATTTTGGCGGCTACCTCTGAAAAGCTTGGGGCCTCTTTTAAATCTAAAATATTTATGCCGTGGATAGCTTCTGCGTCAGGGGATATAGGCACTGTAGGTTTTACGTAGGTGGAGTAGGTTTTTCCATCACTTGTAACCATTGCGATTTGCACTATTTCATCTCTCCCTAAATCAAGCCCAGTAGCTTCTATATCTATAGATAAGTATTCATTTTCTCTCATGCAATTAGTATAGCATTAGTCTGAGAATTTTATCTATGTACCTAAAAGGAAATTTGTTAGCAATATACATAGTTTCTTGCAGTTCTAAATCATCTATATAATAATGTGGTTTCTCAGGATCAAACTTAATTAATCCAGACTTTATAAGCCCAGATATTATTTTATCCAGTTGTTTGTGTAAATCTGCATGAACTTCTCTATCTAGTATTATTAGATTTCCGTTAAAACCATTCTCTCTATCAAAGTCTATATGGTGTATGTCGAATCTATTATCTGGGTAAAATCCGTGCTTAGTTTCAAATTCGTCAGCTAAGGCATAACGATCATCATAATTACGCTTCCTACTTGCAGTCCATCTTTGGATGTATTTCGGGTAGAATAATCTTTTCTTCTTTTTCAAGCTTACTCAAATTGTATCTTCAGAGGTCAGCATGACAAGATTTGAACTTGCGATATCGGGATCACAACCCGAGGCCTTAGACCACTAGGCGACATGCTGGCCTCTGAAGATATTAAGATTATACCACAAAAAAAGAGCCGCTCTATTTGAGCGTATCTGCAAGCAGACAGAGGCTAGGCGGCTTCAGTTACTAGAATTATACCATACTTATTGACATGCCACACACTCCTCTGTGTTTATTTTAGCAGATAAAACAGAATCAGAACGTAGATAATATAAAGTCTTAACTCCACTTTCCCAAGCTTCGTAATGTACTTGGTGTAAATACATACCGTCTATTTCCCCATTTTCAGTTCTTCCAAAGAACAGATTTAGAGACTGTGCTTGACATATATGTTTCTGTCTTGCTGCTGCTTGTTTAACTATAAATCTTTGGTCTAACTCGTAAGCAGTTTTAAATAGTTTCTTTTCTTCCTCTGATAGAAAATCTAACTGTTGAACACTTCCTGCGTTCTTAATTATAGACTTCCAAACCTTAGCAGTGTTTTGCCCTTTCTCTTTAAGTAAGTTTTCTAAATATACATTTTTAACTAAGAAGCTTCCACTTAAAGTTTTTTGTAAATATGCGTTTCCTGCTATAGGTTCTATACATGGGGTGCAGTTACCTGCGATTATAGATATGTTAGCAGTAGGAGCTATTGCAGTTAAGTAACTATTTCTATTACCTGGATTATCCTCACATTCACCTTTAGTCTTAGCAAGTTCTATAGATTTAGCTCTGGCTGCATTTTGAATCTTTTCTGAGATAATTTTAGCTAAGGCTACTGACTGAACTCCCTCGAAAGGAATCTTCTCTCGCATTAAATACCCATGCCATCCCATTAAACCTAATCCGATAGATCTTTCTTTAGAAGCTGAGTAAATAGCTCTTTTGTAGTCTCTAGGGTTTGCTGTTTTTAGAAATAGAGTAAGTACGTTATCTAATGCTTCTGTTGCTATGGCGGATACGTATTCTAATTGATCTAGTGGGCATTGCTCTATGTTTATGCTAGCAAGAACGCATATTGCGGTCCTATCTTTGTTTGTTGGGAGAATTATCTCCTGGCAGAGATTTCCAGCTCTAATTTTCAGCCCTTTCTCTGTGTGTGAGGGTAGTGCTTGTTTGTGTACAGAATCTATGTAAGTCAAGTATGGCTCGCCAGACTCAACTCTATTTTTCAATATATTTTTCCATAACGCCCTAGCATCTACCTGTTTAACTACATTACCTGTGTGAGGGCATATTAAGTCAAACATGCCTTTACTTGTCACTTTAGACATAAACTCATCTGTAATATTTAGCCCGTGGTGTAGATTTAAGCATCTTCTATTTTCATCCCCTCCTGTAGGTCTGCGAATATCTATAAAAGATTCCACATCTGGGTGTGATACATCCATGTGTACTGCTGCCGAACATCTTCTAACACTACCTTGCTGTATAGCCAAAGTCAGCGAATCTAATATCTTCATAAAAGGTATAGGCCCAGAAGATTTAAGGGTCTTTCTGATGGGTGCTCCATGTCCTCTAACGTCTCCCATGTATACTCCAAGACCGCCCCCTCCTGCACCCAAGTGAGCACATTCCTCCACAGTCTTAAAAATATCAGTTACAGAGTCTCCCATATATGATAGAAAACAGGAAATTACGGAACCGCGATCTGTGGCAGTATTTGTTAATACTGGAGTAGCTGGCATAAACCATAATTTAGAAATAACATCGTATAGTTCTGTAGCTTTAGCTACTATGTCTGGAGTTACTTCTACTGTTTCTTTATCAAACTGATCTGCTAGAGTAATACCTGCTGCTACCCTAGCAAAGAACTGCTGTGGCCCTTCTACTAGTTTTAAATCTGTAGATCTTAGAAAATATCTATCTCTTAAAGTTTCTAGCCCGAAATAGGTTAATAGTTTACTTCTACTTTGGTCTAAAGGTATAGCTTCTTGTAAAGTTTTTACTTTCTGTATGTAGTTAGGGCTATCCCAAGAGTTACTATCTCCTACTTCTTCTATAGTCTGTGCAAGTAGTATGTCTCTAGCTCCTTCTATGTCACCTTTATCTAAAGCTGCTAATATGTCTTTTTTCATTTGTTTGTTCCCTTATTTAGTTTTAGGATGGAATACCCCATCTTTATCTTTAAATCCCACTACTTCGCAATCTGCATGAGAAATAAACTCCTCTTGTGTAGAGAACCAATCATAAAATTTATCGTCTGTGTCTAAGATAATTGGCTTTCCGTCTGGTCCTGTGAAGTAATCATTATCCCACTCTTCGTTATCTATTTGACCGCAGTCATAGAGCCACCAACCTAACTCTTCACTTGCATTATCTCCGAAGGTTTGGTCTATTAAAGTATCACTTATTTTGCTTGTGCTGTCAAACATATCGCAGTTAAGTAAGTCTATTCCTTGTGCATATAATACATCTCTTATCTTTGCAGATTCTCGTGCGTGTTTAAGTACTAAATCAAATATTTGTCTTTTAGTTTTCATTTAGAAATCTCCCCAATTAGTGTCACCTTTACTATATTCTGTGGCCCTTGCCTCAAAAAAGTTAGCATGTTCTTTACCAGACATCATTAAGTCCATCCACTCTAAGGGATTTTCCTTAACTCCGAAAATAGCTTTTAGCCCTAGATTCTTTAATCTATAATTAGCTATGTATCTGATATATTTTTTTAAATCTTCTGGAGTTAACCCATCTACCGCCCCCATCTCGAAACAGGTATCTATAAAGTTATCTTCCAGTCTCACAATTTCTTCACAAGCATCATAAATCTCTTTCTTAAAGTCTGGGTATCTTAGAAGCTTATGCTCTTTAGCTAACTCTCTAAATAGGTATGAAACTCCGTCAGCGTGGCCATTCTCGTCTTTCACACTCCAGGATACTATCTGCCCTACGCCTTTCATTAAACCTCTTCTAGGAAAGTTCATTAACACTGCGAAAGATGCAAATAGACTTACCCCTTCTATAAACCCTCCAAATACGGCCAAATTCTTAGCTAATTGTCTAGGGGTTGGGGCTATATTAATTCTAGTTCCATCTTCTAAAGAGTTTAAGTGCATTAAGTCGAACTTGTCTCTCATGGCTGAATAATTTTTAAATGCTGCATATTCCGAATCTGGAAGTCCTAATGTATCATTTAACTGGCTATATGCCCATGTGTGTAAGACCTCAGCGTTCGCAAAAGCTGTGAGCATCATGGCTATCTCAGGTTTAGGGAAGTTTTTTATCAGGGAAGTATTGTAGTTATTCATTACTTCTTGATCCCCAGTTGTAAAAAACCTAAGAATTTGAATTATTAAGTTTTTTTCTGACGGGGTTAACTTTTTATTGAAGTCGTACACATCGTCTGTCATAGGTACTTCTGTCGGTAACCAGTGAGCTTTCTGTTGGTTAGCCATGTACTCGAAACATGCTGGATATTCAAAAGGTTTAAAGACCTCTCTCTTAGTTAATATTCCCACTATATCGCTCCTAAATCAGCTATAGCTTCTCTTTCTAACTCTCTACTATTTATTGCTCTAAGTTCTCTAAGTTTATCTCTTAGTAGCTTCTGAGAACTTTTTTTTATACTAAAATACTTATTGCCGTGAATGTCAAAAGGTATTGTGTCTATGTATAAAGTTATAATAGTCGACCCTCCTAGCTGCTTGTCTACTGGATACCCCACTTCCCCAGTGGAGTAAATACTGTCTGGATAGCCTTGGTCTAACGTGGTATCATGGAGACTAAACTTAACCCCAGTTGGTACAGCGTGCACATTTTTAGTATCCCACTTACCATTAACTCTATATAAGTGAAAAGTGATAGGTCTGTAATCTTCTTCTTTCTTTTTAAATAAATTAAACATCTATTGATTCCCTTTCTGTCCTTAGTATAGCATCTGCCTTAGCTATATTTCTAGGGTATTCTCTACCCCTCATAAATAATTTACTTTCTGTTTTAGTAGGCTTATAATATTTCTCTATACTAGCTGTTGCTAATTCTATATCAAAATCTTTACAGCTAAATATGTCTACTGTGATAAATCCGTTTTGATCTGGGAATGTGTGTATGGCTATGTGACTTTCTGCAATTAGCACTACTCCGCTAACACCCCATTCTTCTTCTACTTTGCCCTTATATTTAAAAACATAAGGAGGCATAATCTTAGTCATTCCTATCT